GCAAACGCGCCAGGCTGAATGATCTCACGGAAACCGCCGAGGTCATGGCTCATTTGATCAAAGACGGCTGCGTAACCCGTCACCGTTAGGTACTCAGCACCCATTGCTGATTCACGAACCTCAAGCTTTACGGGGGCAGTGTGTCTAAACGGGCTCATTGCATCCTCTTCTTCTTCTTCAGCTGCCCCCGCAGCATCGGGAATGTCATCAGGCGCCAAAGTTTCAATACCAAGCGACTGATACGCGGCGCGTGCCGCCTCATCATTATCAACCGCGAGCACAATGTTGTACTCGCTCATAAGTTCTTCAGCCATGCGTGTTTTGAACTCGATTGTGCCTGCCTCGGTGTCATTGAGGTGAAGCTCGTAGTACTCAACACCGGCAGCATCGAGAGCGGCAACGGTGTCAGCGCGCTCAGCTTCCATGCGGCCCGACACGATGCACACGGGCTCAGGACGCGCGTTAATGAAGTTGATGGTCTTTACGATCGGCTCGGTGCCGTCTAGCAACGTGCCGTCGATTTCAGCAATGATGTGATCGTTGCCGTAGTGCATGTTGCGTTGTTCTTCGTCTAGTTGACGCACCTTTACATCCGCCCAACTGCGGCCAGCATCGCCGCCCCAAAGTTGCCACGCCACACGGCCGGCGCCAGGATAGTCTTCGTTGTCAGGATCATTTTGTGGTGCCTCCAAGTCAACTGCGTGTCTAGCGAACCATGCGGGCATACGCCGCACCTTGGATTCCGAAAGTGGCTCACGGTTCGCCATTTTTCTAGCGTCAGTAATTGTTGCTTCAACAAGCCCGTCGCCACCCAAGCCTTCAGCGCGCCAGTCAAGTCCTTGCTGCGCAGCTGCCGCCATTCCTGCGTTTGGTGTTAGATCAGCCATTAAACGGGATTAGGTGCGCCGCCAACAGGTGTCATTTGGATTTCTTCGCCACCAGGCGTTGGTGGATAGTTCTCAAGGGCACGAATTTCATTAGGGCTCAGCCAACCGGCCTGACGTGCCGCTCTGTAAGCCTCGTAACGCTCGCGCGTGGCCGGCCGCAACAGTGCGTCAGCATTAAACTCTGGGTAAAGCGTCAGCTGCTCAGGAAACAAGTCAGTATCGCGGGCGAAAGCGGCCTCGATGCGACGAAGACGCGGCGCCAAACAAAACTTTAGGAAGTGCTCAGCCGTTTTTTGCGGATCAGTAACCGGCGCACCAGTAATAAGCTCGGCTGGCACGCCAAAGATGCGTGCAACATCCTCAATCCCGAGCTTTGCCATCTCAGCAAACTGCGCGTCAACCATGCTCACAGGCAACACCTGCAAGTCAGCGCCGCCACCAAGCACAGCCGTCTTACGAGCATTCACGAGCCCGCGGTGCGCCTGATTCCACTGATTACCAATTTCCTCGGCCTGTTGAGCATTAAGGTTCTGTGGCATCTTCAAAACGAGGCCAGGTGTCGCATCATTGGCGAAGTAGCGGCCAGCAAACGACTGCACCGCCACACTGTTACCCAGCGTCGAGCGATGCAAGGTGAGCGGGCTTACGCCGGACGCGCCACCAAACGGAGCAAGGCCCCGCACATGCAGAATCTCACGATTCGTAAGTGTTTTCGTGTCAGCGCCGTCCTGAACCTCAAACGTCAACTGACCCTTAGCGTCAGCCTTCACTGTCACGCGACTAGCCGAAAGGACACGAAGCTCCTGCACCTGCCCCTGCGCAATTGTCTTCAGCACAAAAGCGTTACCAAAGCACTCAACGCTAGAAACAACGTCCTGAATGAACTCAAACGCGGACTGCTCAAGGTTTGGGCTGCTGTGCAGCAGCTTGTACTGCTGCGTTGTGTCAGCTAGCTGCCGATCGAGCGCGCCAGCACGATCGTAAACCTTGACGGGCATAGCAGCAATGGAATCAGCAACGAGACGCACGGCGGCCATAACTGCCGGCAGGCCAATGCTTTGCACAGGCGAAGCGTCAACACGCTGCGAACCAATGTCAGTTGGTCCTGGCGCCACGCTCGTATCAACACCAAACGTTCTAATGCTCACGTCACGGCCAGCACGGTTCAAAAGTCTCACGGTAGTACCTGCACAAGCATCACGTTCTCCTTAGGAATCTCAACATGGCCCGCCAACTCAGTCGCGCCACCATCCCCAAGCATCACGGCACTCAAAACGATGTATCGCTTAGCAGCAACCCCAACGAGGACGCCCTCGACACTCGGCAACCCGTCCTTCTGATGAATACGCACCAACCGTCGGCCCCTAATGCGCCACGCAATCTTCAAGCACCAAACTGGCATGCGTTACCCCCGTAGTTTGACTGGTTGCCCGTTAACGCCCTCAACCCAAGTTTCATGCAACCGCTCAGCACCAACTTCGCTACGGCGGTGGTAGTAAGCCTGCTGCTCAGCCTGACGCAGCTGATCGCGTTGCTCGGTCCAGTGCTCAACCTCAACATCATGCAGTTCAAGCGCGGGCTCGAGCGGCGGCTGGCCCCAAAGGTAACTAAAGCCGTCAGCAACGGGATAGCGGTAGAAGTAGTGTGCGCCAGCAACCTCAAGGCCTCGCATCGCGCGGTAAAGCAACCTGATTGGCTGCTTGTGTTGACTGACCTTGATGACTTGCGGATCACTGCTATTGCAGACCATTACTTCAGCGGCATTCAAGTCGGTTTGTTCTAGCCGGCGACGAAGATCAACAGCTTTCGTTACGAAGCAGTCAGCGTCAAGTATCCACAGCCAATCGTCCTCAGTTGTAATCTGCTCAGCGAGGCGAAACATCAAGCTGCGTTTCTCAACCTCGTTACCCGCAAAAGGTGAGTCAGGCACATGCAGCGTCAAACCAATACCAGCGACGTGTGCGGCATGCGTCACGGCATCCTGCTGCAGCACGCCACTACTGCGGCCCGTTGCCGTCAACAAAGCGTAAGGCCCATCTACGGCAACGATGTGATTGCAACCAGCTTTAGCAGCGGCAGCAACGACACTCGCAAGCCACGCGGGGCTCTCGTCGTACCAAGACAAGCAGCAAACGATTTTCACAGCAGAAAGCCCTCATCGCCGCCCTCGGCCACTGAGCGCCACGCACGCCAGTGAGCCATCACGGTCGCTACGCAAGCGTCAATGCGTTTGCTTTGGTCAATCTTGCTGATCTTCCAACCGCGCGGTGTTTGCTTCGCTGCGGTCGCGGCCACGTGCTCGGCTAGGACGGGATCGCCGTCATGCCGGATTCTGCCCTCACGCGCTGCCTGGAAAAATTCCTGATAGGCATCAGACATAGCCGCGCTCGACTGATGCAGCGGCGCAACCGTCAAACCCTCACCACTCAAAGATTGTGCGGAGCGTTCAAAGAAACGCGGGTCAAAGACCAGCTCGGCAATGTGGTACTTGTCTGCGAGCTCACGAATGTAGTTTTCAACGTCTTCAAGGTCAATGCGGCCCGTGTCGTAATACTCATGCGCCGGCACATCAGCCACAGCACTAAAGACATGCGATTGAACGCACACCGTGTTGTCACGCACCCACGCAATCGACACAGCCGTGCAATCGTGCACCAAGCCAACGTCAACGCCCACGTAAATCGTTTGCCCAAGCTCAGGAACAGCGGAAGCGTCAAGCATGCCGTCCCAGCAGCCCGTAGGTAGCCAGGCGGTGCGCGTCACAGTCCACTGATTCAAATGCAGGCGCCTAAAGGTGTTCTCATCCATGCTCGGAGACTCGAGCTGCTGCCTAAGAGTGTCTGCCGTTACCCAAGACGCAGGATTAGCGCGCATCCAAGCGGCCTCGTCTTCAATGTCCGTGCCCTCAGCAACGTTGTACCACCAGAACAGAAAGCCGGAATCATCATCACGGGCAACAAGGAGCGAGCCGTCTTCGCGGGCCTCGAGCTGCGGCAAGTCGATCGCCGCCTTGTAAAGCTGCCCAAGGATCGTGGTCTTGTCATAACCAGCAGTAGTAATGCTGCAAGTCAACGGAAGTTCGCGGGCCCCTGTTGCGGTTTGCATCGCAGCCCACAACTCAACCTGCCGCGGCGTGCTGAAACTGTGCAGCTCGTCAACAATCACAGTCGAAGGCGACAACCCATGCTGCATTTTTCCGTCACTAGCGACACGTCGAATCAAACCATCCGAATCAGGACATTTGATCGTAAACCGCTGCTGGTCATACCAAAGATCAAGAATTGGGTCCGAACCAGCGTAAGCACGGCAAGCATCAAAGACAACACCCGCCTGGTCACGCGAACCAGCTGCGATGATCACGTCAGGGGCATGCTCACCCCCAATCGAAGCAAAATACAACGCCAACGCACTCAACAAGCTCGACTTGCCATTCTTACGCGGCAACCCAACAAGGGCCTGCCGAGTCTTACGCCGGCCATCCTTATCAACAGCAAGAAGCTCAGCAACCAAAGTACGCTGCCACGGCTCCAACGTAAACGGCTCCCCAAACCACCGGCCCACAGTGTGCTTAATGTACTGACGGCACCAAGCCTCAAAATGCTCAGCAGGCAACATCTTGCCACCCTGACGAACCGACCTGGCCTGCCACTGAGCAACAGTCCCATCAACAGCCTCAAGAAGATGCTGATGCCTCGACGGAACAAACGTGCCATCGCGCAAATGCTGCTCAAGCGACTTCGCATTAGTCGGCGGCGCCGGCCGCGTCTTAGTTGACATCACAAACCCCCGTCAGTGACCAGATGCGCCGTTGCGCGTGTGAAAAAAAGAT